ATGTGATGGGATATGAGATAGTTATTATACAAGATACAGAAGGAAACTTAATAACATTAAAAATAGTAAATTATGAAGGATGAAGATAGTGAGAATAAAAATTTATATGTAAAACCCCCAAGTTTATTTAAAATGCTTAAAACTTTTACGGGAGAGACAGCTAACTTTATAAAAGCTGGAGCACCCGTAGTAACTAAAGAAGATTATGCAGATAGACTTGATTCTTGTATGAAATGTGAACATCTTCAAAAAAAACATATGAAGTGTGGGTTATGTGGGTGTATGCTGCAATTTAAAGCTAGGATGAAAACAACTGACTGTCCTGATAGGCCTTCAAGGTGGAAAGAGCAAGTATTAGATGATAAGAGATAAAAAAATAATAATACAAATTTTAGCAACTAAATATAATTTACCTTTAAAGAAAGTAGAAGAAATGGTTAACCATCAGTTTAAGTTTACAGAAAAGATAATGAAGAAGGGAGATTTTGATAGTGTACGTCTCCCATATTTTGGTAAATTTTCAGTTAACCCAAATAGAGTTAAGCATATAAATAAATTAAAAAGTATTAAAGATGAATAACGATTTAATACATATTGTTGATAGTGTAGCAACACCTACAGCTTATACTTTAACGATTAAAGAGTTCCAAGGTTTAACAGTGGAAGAACTAGGATTTGTATACTTTATGGTAGATCATAGATCTCCTTTTTCTATCTATGAGTGGGACCAACGTATTATTGAGGTAAAAAACAGTATCTTTGGGGAGAAAAAGAAATGGTCTGCATCCCCAAAAGTATTAGGAGCTTGTGATAAGTATGATAAACTAATAGAGACTTCTGCTGTAAGACTATTAAAAGCAGCTAGAACATCTATCGTAAAATTAGAGAAATACTTTAGAGATATAGACTTACATTTAATGGATGATCATGGTAAACCTATTTTTCATGCAAAAGATTTAATAGCTAACTTATCTAACATGGGGAAAGTAGTAGATGGTTTAAGTAGGTTAGAAGAAATAGTTAAAAAAGAAGAACAAGCCGCTAATACAAATAGAGGGGGAATTGAAGTAAATAAATATAGTATGTAATGGATTTTTTAGAAGACTTAGAAATGTATAACGCCGCAATGGAAAACTCGTATTATCTTATTACGAAACGTAAAACTTTAGATGATATTTATATCTTATTAGAAGAAGAAGCTATTGAAGAGTTTTATTTACCTTTTGACCCTATACACGAAGACGGGAGATCAACAGATGTAATAGATATGGTTATTGAGTATTTTATAACAACTGAAGAGTATGAAAAATGTGCTGAATTAATTAAGATTAAAGATAAATGCTTAAAAACACTGATAGAGTAAGGCCAGCAGCAATATCTTTTTTAAAGTACGGATATTTTACAAATTCTTTACCTGGAACTAAAGAATACTATGATTTTTGGGATGAAGAGAAAAAAAGATGTTTATATGGTTATAAAGCTGGGGAAATACATATAACTGGGTTTCATTATTTTTATTTAAACTATTGTCCTATTGATAGGGCAATTGATGAAGTATTACCAGATGGAACAATCCAAGCTAAACGTGAAAGGACATTCCCTAGGTTTTATGATGGTGATTTTGAATATTTCCACGAAATAGACAGGGCTAGAGCTAATAATAAGCATATGATTGTTTTAAAAGCAAGGCGTAAAGGATATTCTTATAAAGCAGGGTCAATGCTTGCACGTAATTACTTTTTTGTTAAGAATTCTAAAAACTTTGTATTTGCAGCACAAAAAGAATACCTTATTGGGGATGGGCTTTTATCTAAAGCTTGGGAATTCTTATCTTTTATAGATGATAATACAGCTTGGGCTCAACCACGGTTAAGAGACAGAGAAATGCACAAAATGTCTGGGTATAAAAAGAAAGTAAACGGACTAGAGATAGAAATGGGGATGAAGTCTCAGATAATGGGGGTAAGTTTAAAAGATAACCCAGATAAAGTGAGGGGAAAGGCAGGGGAGCTTGTTTTCTTTGAAGAAGCAGGATCTTTCCCTGGATTATTAAAAGCATGGGAGGTAACAATGCCAACAATGAGGCAAGGTAGTAAAACATTAGGGATGATGGTTGCTTTTGGGACAGGTGGTACAGAAGGAGCTAATTTTGAAGCAATGGAAGAGATATTTTACAATCCAGAAGCATATGACTGCATGCATTATGAAAATATATGGGATGAAGGGGCTATGGGGAGTACATGTGGGTATTTTATCCCAATCCAAAAAAATCTAGACGGTTTTATAGATGATAATGGTAATTCTTTAAAAGATGATGCTGTAGAGTATGAAAAAGAGATGAGGGAAAAGAAAAAAGGTGCTGCAGATGCTAAATCTTTAGACCAATATATAGCGGAGCACCCATTTTCTCCTCAAGAAGCTACATTACAAGTTACAGCTAACTTATTTGATATAGCATCACTACAAGAACAGTACAATACTGTTAAAGCTAGGGGCTTGCAATCTATAGGGACTGTAGGTAAGTTATATCATAACGCTAAAGGAGAAATTAAGTTTACTATTGATGGGGATTTAAAACAAATTACTAAATTCCCACATAGAAAAGATGATGATAAAACAGGGGCTGTAGTAATCTATGAAGCCCCATATAAAAATGAAAAACAACAAGTACCTATGAATATGTATGTACTTTGTCATGATCCATATGGGCAAAATCAATCAGCAGATTCTACATCTTTAGGGGCAGCTTATGTAGTAAAGAGACCTAATAATCTATCTCAGCCTGATGACATTATTGTAGCCTCTTATGTTGGGAGACCTAAAACTCAAGATGATTATAATAGAAATTTATTTCTACTAGCAGATTACTACGGGTGTAAGATCGGATTTGAGAATGATCGAGGTGAGGTGATAGCATACGCTAAAAGATATAGAAAGTTACACAAGCTACAAGAAGAGTTTGAGATGTTAGATAAAAAAGAACTTAGAAGTAAGACTGTAAAACGTCAATATGGGATGCATATGACTGAAGCAAGGAAGCGTCAAGGTGAGATATATATACGTGATTGGTTAAATACTGTCCGAAGAACGGACGAAGATGGAAATAAATTGTTAAACTTGCATAAGATTTATGATCTTGCATTTTTAACAGAACTCATCAAGTTTAATCATCATGGTAATTTTGATAGAGTAATGGCTTTTATGATTGCTATGTATCACACAAGAGAACTGTATAATGTAGAAGTTAAAGATATATTAGAAGATCGAGCTACAGATAAGTGGTTTGATAAAAATTATTATTAATATGACAAAAGAAACAGATACAAAAAAAATTAAACCTTATAACCCTCTACCAGAATACTTAGCGATAGGTCCGTCAGAAATTCATGGAGCAGGGATTCTAGCCAAAGAAGATATTCCGGGAGAGGTAGTTATAGGTATTAGTCATGTATATGATCCAAATTTTCAACATAACTGGATAAGAACTCCACTAGGTGGGTTTATTAATCACTCTGATTCCCCTAACTGTGAGTTAATAGAAGAAGATGGTGATTATCATTATAAAAAGCTAAAAACAATAAAAAAGATTGAATCTAAAGAAGAGCTTACTTTAAAATATAGTTTATACGATATTTGTAATTATTTGTAGTGCTATATTTATAAAGTCGAGATTAATATTTAACTGTGTAGTAAAAACAAAGGTAAATTAAAGTAAATTTGTAAATTATGGGATACGACAAAATACCGAGGCAAAAGCTCTCAATAACAAAAAAGGATAAGAAGTGGGGAGAAGAATGTGTTAATGCATTTATAGATCTTTCTAATTCAGGGTCAAGTCAATCTGGGAAAAAGAATGATTTAAAGATATTATATGATTATTATAACGGTGTAATTGATGAGACGGATTATAACTACGTATTGAAACCTTATGGTAAAAATCGTAAGAATTTCCCATCCCAAATGCGTAATTACCCTATCATTAAACCTATAATTGATCTTCTTCTAGGGGAAAAATCTAAACGTCCCCTCAATTACACTGTTACAGTACAAAATGCAGACACTATCTCTACAAAAGAGAATGCTAAGTCTGAATTAATATTTAAGAATCTTCAAATGCATTTCATGCAAGCTTTACAAAAGCAAGGACAAGATGCTGGGGTAGATCCTAACGAAGAGGTAGAGTTACCAGAGCATATAGCAAAAATGTTTGAGGATAGTTATGTAGATAATAGAGCTATTTTAGGGCAAAAGTCTATGAACTATATCTTACAAGAGCAAGAAGTGTATGATAAAATACAAAAAGCTTGGTTTCACTATTTAATTACTGGGGAGTGTTACACACATAGAGGTGTTAGGAATGCTGATCCTTTTTATGAAATATTAAACCCATTAGATGTAGACTATGATCTTGACCCAGACTTAGAGTTTGTTGAAGATGGTGATTGGGCATTAGTTAGGAAATATGTACATGCGTCTAGTGTTATTGATGCTTACTATGACAGCTTAACAGAGCAACAAGTCTTAGAATTAGAAGAGCCTAGGCATTCAGAAAGTGATATTACTTTTTTATACGCTAACTCTCAAAATAAAGATGAAAACTCATTTAGAAATAGACTTATAGAAGTTATAAATGTATATTGGAAATCTAGGAAAAGAATAGGGTTTTTGACTTACATTGATCCAGAGACAGGTATGATGGAAGAGCAAGAAGTAGAGGACGGATTTAGATTACCTAAAGAAATGAAAGAAGCAGGGGCTAAATTAACTTGGAGATGGGTTAATGAGGTATGGGAAGGAACAAGAGTTGATGGGAGAATGTATATTAATGTTAACCCAATAGCTAATCAAAGATTGTCAATAGATAATCCATCAAAATGTAAACTCCCTATTAATGGGAGACGTTACTCAGACATAAACTCTAGTAATATATCTTTAGTTAAACTTGGGATACCTTACCAGTTAAATTACAACATATATAAGTACAGATTAGAACTTGCAATAGCTAGGAGTAAAGATATTATTGCACAGTTTGATATTAATATGATCCCTAAGAAATGGGATATGGATAAATTTATGTACTATGTAGAAGGTACAGGTATTGCTTGGGTAGACTACAATAAAGAAGGGATACAATTAAATCCACAGCATCAATCTGTTTTAGATATGTCTATTAAAACAATTGGGCAGTATATACAATTACTAGAATCTATCTTAGTAGAATGGGAGAAAATATCTGGGGTAAGTAGACAAAGACAAGGTGAGATTGGGGCTTATGAAGGTAAAGCATCTTCACAACAAGCTATATTACAATCATCACATATTACAGAAGATCTATTTAGAAAGTTTGAGAGAATGGAACAAAGAGACTTCCAAGCATTACTAGATTACTCTAAAGAAGCGTGGCTTACAGGTAAAAAAGGAATGTATGTTATGCCTGATGGTACTACAGACTTCTTAGATGTAGATAGTATGCAACATATGGAATCTAACTATGGGATATTTGTTTCTGATGCTGGTAAAGATCAAGAGAAACTACAAAACATTAAAGGATTAACACAAGCTATGATGCAAGGTGGGGCTAAACCAGGGGATATAGCTGAAATGCTATCATCTGACAGCTTCTCAGAGATTAAATCAAACCTTAAAGCTGCTGACAGAGCTCAAGAAGAATTAGAGGCAGCTCAACAACAAGCTCAACAACAAATGCAAGAGCAACAACTTGAAGCTGCACAAATGGCTCAAGAAGCTCAAAACTTAGAGAATGAAAAAGACAGGCAAAAAGATATTGAGATAGCTTTAATAAGTGCTGAGTCTAAAAAAGATGTTGAAGGTAATAACCTTAACCTTGAGAAAATGATTAGAGACTTTGAGATTAAAGAAAGGGAATTAGACTTAAGGGAAAGAGAGCTAAGTGAGAAGACAAGAGGAGGAGAAGCTTCTGAAGATATTGCTAGGCAGTCAAATCAAGTTAAAAGGGAAGATAGTCAGATTAAAAAAGAAATAGCTGATAAGAATGCTAACAAACGAAACTAGGAGAGAATTATTAAATAGAGCTAAGGCTTCTGGGTTTCCTGGGAGTATAATTGATGTGTTTCAAGCTGCAGATCAAGGTATAGATCTTATTGAGCAACATCAAATGCAACAACAGCAAGAACAAGAAATGCAAGTTGCTAATACACCAGAACAACAAGAAACAGGTCTTAGAGAACAACATGCTATGGGGAATACTCAAGCTAGTATGGCTTTCCCTGATGTACAACCTAATCAGTCATTTAATACTGTTGGGATGCAAGCCCCTATTGATATTCAAAAGATAGATGATCAAGGACATTTAGTAGAAAGTTATAAAAACGTACCTCCAGGCATACAAGACTTACCAACCGGACCATCAGAAGGAACAGTAATAGAATCACCAGCTGCTTATCAAAAAGGTGGGGTAAAAGAAGAATTTCCTGGACTTTTGCCAGAAGTAGAGGTATCAGCTCTGAAAGATAAATCATATAATAAATTATCTGACTCACAGAAACAAGTATATGATAGTTTTGTAACGCCTGGAGGTACCGCACAAACCGTAAATATAGGTGGGGATCGTGAAATGCATTGGAAAAATGCTTTACAAATGGTTAAAGATGTAGATGTAAATATAAGTAATACCCCAGAAAAAAATATCTTTGGATATGATACACAGAAGGTAAAGAAAGAGGGTGCTAGTAAAGGAGACTTCAGAGCTCATGCAAACAGATATACGAAGGAGATAAACGTACCTTCTCATCAAGTGTATAAAGATCGGATGGCTTATTTTGAAGAAAAACATAAAGAACAAAGAAGAGAAATGACGGAGGAGGATAGGCTAGTATATGAAAAAAAAGCTAGACAACTATATTTTGATAATATAATAGCAGAAAGTGCTCATATGCCAGAGTTTTACAGAAAAGAATCTTTATGGAATCTACCAATAAGCCGTCTAAGAGATTTAGGGAGGCTCTTTAAAGGTGTTGGTTATGATAAGGGGGCTTATTCTGATCCTCATCATATTGAATATAAAACTCATGTTGGACCTGATAGTTTTGAAGAAAAATTAAGGAGTAAGTATGAGATAAAACAAAAAGGTGGATTTAATTTTGATCCTATAGCTTCTACACAGGATCAAATAGTTAATCAAACTCAGCAAATACAGATAACTCAAGATGCACAAGAATTTCAGGTACAACAAGAGAAAGATTTAGAAGAATTAAGTGATTGGGATTTTAAAGATAAGTATAGTACAAGTAAACATGCTGTAAAAATGAGTATAAATCCTGAATATGCAGCAGGTTTTCAGGGCAGAGGGGATATAGGTGGTGGTACAGTAAAAAGTTACTATGATAAGTTTACAGGAAATAATCCTAACTTACAATGGATTTCAGGGGCATCTAATCAAATGTATGCTAGTCCAGAACAGAAACAAAAAACGCAGGACTATCATCAAAATTGGATAGGTGCTGTCACACCTATTCCTATTGTAGAAGGAATTGCTTTAACAGCAAAAGGAGCGAAACTCCCAGGTTTATTACCGTCTACATTTAAAACTATTAAAGCAGTACCTAAAAGAGGTACTACTTTAAATAAGTTTGGTCAAATTAAAACTTCATTTGATGATGTACTAAAAGATGCAACTCCTATAGATCAAGCAACAGGTAAACCAGGAGGCTACCTAGTAAGAGAAGGAAATGTACCATTAAGGGGTAGTGGTAAATATGGTAAACTTAATATACAAGTATTCGGTCAAGGGACAGATGATTTTATTGTAATGGCACAGAAAGTGGGCGAGATAGAAAGTGGTATGCAACTACTGTCAAGAATAGATGTTCCAAATGGTTATTATATAGATATGACAATGTCTAATACACTGGAAGCAGGACACACAATGAAATATCTAGAAGAGTTTATGCCAAAAGGTAGTACTATTAGTAGTAGAACATCATTAAGCTTTGATAGTTATAAGCTTATGTTAAATAGAGTTAAAAGAGGAAAATTTTCTATTGTGGATAATATTGCTACTAAACATTATACACCAAATCCTAGAATGGATTTAAATATGATGTCAAAGAGAATAACACAACAAGTAAAAAATAAAGAGCTAACTATGAATAAGGCTGGATGGGTATCTAAAGCGGATGCTGATAAACTTGTAAAAGATTTAAATAAAATGTTATCTGATAGTGGTATTAAAGATAAAGCTAGAGCTATTAAGGCTGATAAACTTTCATCTGGTGAATTAAGTTGGAAAGTAGATGTTCCTAACTTAACTTTAAAAATGGAATATCAAAAAGGTGGATTTAAATCTAAGTATCAAGTGGGTGGATTTAATTCTGCTGATATTAATCCTACTCCATATAATCCTTTAGATAAACAATTCCCATTAAGAAATACTCCTTTTCCACAAGGTCGTAGAGATATAAATAAAGTAAGACGAGAAGAATTAAGAGATGCTATAGACTTAGTTGTATCATATGAACCTGAAGAAAAACGAGAAGATGTTAGGAAACTATTAACAGTTACTAACTTTATGGAAAATAGTATGGGGCACAATCCTGAAGCTTATAGTAGAGAATATACTAATTCGCAAGCATCTATAGATCATATAAGATTAGATGATTTATTTGATAAAAGAAAAGATAAAGATGGTAATCCAACAAATTATAGTCAAACTCAAAAAGACTATTTTAAATGGTTCAAAGAATTAGGATTACCTACAGATAAAGAAAAATTTAAAGAGCAATTAAACTCTGATAATCCCTTAGCAGCGGTAGCAGCTATGAGGATGACATATGGAAGATCTAAGGATCCTATCCCTACTGTGTCAGACACTGCAGATATGTTTACGTATTACGATGAACAATATAGGAAGAATGTGAAAATAAAAGATAAGACTAAATCTGAAGAAAGATTTATAGAAGGATATAAAACTAAGTTTAAAAGAGGTGGATATAAACGTAAATACATATTGTAAGTGTTATACAATAATAGATCTTTTAAAAATAAAGAAAGTATAAAAAATATCAATATAATTTGTAAATTTGTAACTTAAAACCAATAAATATATATATGAACCCAAATGAAAAAATACAGTTAGACGACATTACATTTGACGATGTGATCGCAGGTGATGGCGTTAGTACAGTTGCTCTTGATGAAATTGAGAGTCCTGTAGAAGAAGTGCAAGAAGAAAAAACTACTGAGGAGTTAGCTCCTATTGAAGACACAGTAGAAGAAAAAGTTGAAGAAGAAGAAGTTGAAGAAAACGAAGAAGTAGATTCTGAAGAAGATGAACTTGAAAGTACGGTTGTTAGTGAAGTTTTAACAAAGCTAGGATATGAACTTGATGGAGAGTATGCAGATACATCAGAAGGTTTAGCGGATATGACTAAAGATGTAGCTTCAAAAATGGCTGACGATAGAATTGATGAAGTTCTAGAAGCATTTCCTTTAGTTAAAAAACATTTAGATTATGTTTTATCTGGAGGACAGTCAGAAAATTTTATGCAAGCTCATGACCCTAATTTAGATTATAACAAAATAGAGTTAGCACAAGATGATATTAGAAGTCAAAAAGCAATTTTATCAGACTACTTTACTCAAAAAGGTCACGATAAAGATTTTATACAAGAAATGCTTGGAGATTATGAAGACTCTGGAAAGTTACACTCTAAAGCAGATCAAGCAAGACAAGCTTTAGGTAAAGTACAAGCACAACAAAAAGAGCAGATGCTTACAAACCAAAGAGAAGTTGTACAACAACAACAAGCAGAGCAACAAGAATTTTGGAATAATGTATCTAACACTATACAAGAGTCAAAAGAATTTAAAGGACTACAAGTCCCAGAAAAAGAAAAGTCAAAATTCTTTAACTATCTCTCAAAACCTATCTCTAAAGAAGGGTATACACAAAGAGATGTTGATCATTCAGAAGCTGATATGGAAGTAAAATTAGCTATTGACTACTTAATGTATAAAGGATTTAACTTAAAAGATATTATAA